GTACAGGAAACCGCACAGACAAGGGCAGACGGTGTTGAGATAACAATATCAGGTGTACCGGCCGCGATATTAACCTATGCCTTGGACGCAGAATATCAGAACAAAGCCTTGATCATATATCTAGGCGTATTGTCTAAAACAACACTGCAACCGTCAGGCAATCCTTATATTTTATTTTCTGGTTTAATGGATATTATGACGATTAATGATGGGGCAGATAACTTGTCCATAACCGTTAGCGCGGAAAATAAGTTGATTATCTTAAATCGTGACAAGGTTTTAAGATATACAGATCAAGATCAAAAAAGATTATTTCCTAACGACAAAGGACTTGAATACGTTGCATCTATTCAAGATAAGCCATTGACATGGGGCGCAGGCGGTGGATTAGCAGCCTTTGCACCAAGAAATACCGCTGAAGATATAATAAGGCGCAGGGAAGATGAATAACAGGATACGCCTAAGCAACTGGTCATCTAATGTAAATAATACTATCGACGCATGGCGATATAAAAATTTTACATGGGGCAAATATGACTGCCTTCATCTGATTTACGATATAGAAAAATCTATATATGGTCACAGTCTAATATCTGCTATTGCCGATGAAGAATATGCAGATAAAGATCAAGCGTTGAAAATGTGCAAAAAATATGGATACCAGAACTGGATTGAAATTATAAAATCACTTTACACGCAAATAGATAAAAGACTTGCAACTCTGGGCGATATAGGTCTGGCAAAATATGATGGCGTATATTCTTGTGCTGTTTGCGTTGGCGTAAAATATGCGGCAATGAGCGATTCTGGCATGGTGTTTTTTGGCGCGGAGCATATAAAAAGATCATGGCGTATTTGATACTACTTTTGCTATTCCCGATAGCCGCTAGTGCTGATCCTGTCAGCGCATTTATAACTGCCGCAGTATCGACAGGCATAGGCTATGCTGGCGGTCAAATAGCAGCAGCAGCTATTGCTAAGGCTTTTTTTGTCAGCTTTGCAACTACGCTTGCCCTTACAGGCGCGGCAAAAGCCCTTGCGCCTAAGCCTAAGCGACAGCAATCAGCAACGATTAATCCAAGCACATCGCAGACCTTTATGGTACGTGATGCGGTAGCAAGCCGTAAAATAATATATGGAACCACAAGAGCATCCGGCGTTATAACATACGCGCAAACAATAAATAATGAACTGCATCTTATAATTGCAATAGCCTCACACGAAGTAGAATCATTTAATCAGTTTTATTTTAATGATGAATCTGTAGCATTAGACGGTAATGGATGGGTTCAAACACCTAGCAAATATCTAAACAAGGCTAGGATTTTATACAGGACTGGCGCAGACGATCAGATTGTAATGCAAGAACTTGTTGATGCAACAGCAGAATACGCAGAAATTACAACAGACGGAATTTGGACAACAGATCATGTAATGTCAGGCATTGCATATTTGTATGTAACGCTGATAAATGACACAACAGCATTTTCTAATGGCGTGCCGAATATATCTGCAAATGTGTCAGGCAAAAAATTATACGACACACGAACAGCCACGACAGCATATTCAGAAAACCCTGCCCTTGTTTTATACGACTATTTGACTAACACAAGATACGGACTGGGAGTTGATGTAGCAGAAATAGACACTACTGCATTTAATGCGGCAGCAAATTCATGTGATGAAACTGTGACGACTTCAGAGGGAGCATCTGAAACTAGATACACAGCAAACGGAACAATAGATACAGATTCATCTTATGCCAGCAATATTGAAGCAATACTGTCTAGTATGTATGGAACATTGTTTTATTCTGGCGGCTTATTCTCAGTAAAGGCTGGCGTATATCAAACTCCAACCATTACATTGACGCAAGACGACTTTATTTCTGAACTCATTATCCAGACAAGGCAAAGTAAAAGGGATTCTGCAAACGGGATTAAAGGAACATTTAATCCGATACAGACTAATTATATTACAGCAGATTATCCGTCAATCGTTTCTAGCACATTCGTATCAGAAGATGACGGGGAGGAAAATATACTAGACTTGCCGCTGCCTTTGACTACATCGCCGACAATGGCACAGCGCATTGCAAGGATTGCTTTGTACAGAGGGAGAGAACAGCTATCCATCAATGTAAAGTGTAATTTACGCAATGCTTTTACGCTGCAAGTTGGAGATAGCGTGATGGTAACAAAATCAAATCTTGGCTTTTCTGGCAAGGTTTTCCAAGTAGCGGAATGGGCATTAGATATAAATTCAGACGGTCTGTATATAAATTTAACGCTCAGGGAAATATCAAGCTCTGTTTATGATTATGAACTTGCAGATGAAAAGGTATTTACAGCAAACAATACATCGTTGTTTGTTCCAGATGTTTTAGGTGCGCCCGGAATATCTGTAACTGAAGAATTACGAGATTATAATCAGCAAGTAATCACTGCAATTATTGTAACTTTGTCAACGTCAGAATATTTTATAGACAGATATGAGGTTGACATAAAACGTAATATAGACACCGTATGGACTAGCATAGGAAATTCTACAACACAGATATACGAATATCTGAACGCCGAAGATTTAACAATTTATAACGTCAGGGCGCGGAGCATTGGAGCATTTAATCAGCGCAGCGAATATGCGACTGCCAATATAACGGTAATTGGTAAATCAGCACCACCGTCAAACGTAACTAATGTTTCTGTAAATATAGTTGGCGATCTGGCGGCATTATCATGGACACCAGTAACAGACCTAGATTTGTCGCATTACACAATTAGACATTCTGCCGCAACGTCAGGCGCTATTTATTCATCATCGAGGACGATATTAGAAAAAGTATCAAGACCAGCAAATCAAGCGATTGTCCCAGCAATAACTGGAACATACTTTATAAAAGCGATTGACAAGTTAGGGTTTGAATCCTTAGCAAGCGCACAAACAATCGCTATTATAAATAAAATAGAAAATCTTGCTGGCGGATACGAAACAGCAATAACAGTAACAGAAAATCCTACATTTTCAGGAACGCTAGACGATACTGCTATTGTTGATAGCAAAATAGTTTTAGACACTACTACTTTATTCGATGACACATCAGGCAACTTTGACGATGCTCTAGGTTATTTTGATGGCGGCGGCGGATATGTTGACAACGAAGGTTATTATTATTTTGCTAATAAAATAGATTTAACTTATAAGTACACAATCAGATTATCCCAAAATGTTACGATTGAAAGACTGGACTATACAAATCTTTTTGATGATGGATCGGGTAATTTTGACGATAGGCAAGGAAACTTTGATGGAGATTCTATAGAATCAGGCGCAACAGATGCTATTTTGCAAGTATCGATTACAAATGATAATCCGGCATCAGGCGGCGCGACTTGGACAGAGTACAGGGATTTTATAAAAGGTGATTACACAGGGCGCGGTTTCAGATTCAGGGTCATCTTAAAGAGTAGTGATGATCAGGCTACACCAGCGATTAGCGTATTATCAATCATCGGGCAGTTGCCATACAATTATACAACGGGGCAAGATATTGCATCAGGGACAGGCGCGGGAGGCTATACTGTTACATTCCCTACACCTTTTTATCAGACAAAAGGCATCGGAATAGCGGCGCAGAATTTAGCAACAGGCGACTATTATGAGATTGTTTCTAAATCATCAAGCAATTTTGTAATAAGATTTAAGAACAGCGGCGGCACTGTAGTTAGCAGGACATTCGATTACACAGTTGCAGGATTGGGTCAATTAGTAGCATAGGAGATTTATAAATGGCACAGCATGACATGAACATTGCAAATCAGGGCTTTCCTAATTTTAGGTCAGACTTGAATAATGCTTTAAGCGCACTGGTGAGCAATTCATCCGGCAGCACTGCACCGTCTACAATGTTTTCTTACCAGTGGTGGCTTGATACAAGCACAACGCCGACCACTCTTAAAATGCGAAATACGGCTAATGACGCATGGATAACTGTTGCATTTTTTAATCAATCAACAAACTTAATGAGCCTTAGCACAACGACAATCATATCAACCAGCGCGACATCATTGGTAGTTGGAGCAAATGGGTCTACAAATCCGGCATTTACTGTTGACTCATCTACAGCATCACAGGCAGCAGGATTTAAGATTACCGGCGCGGCTACGGGCGGGACTGTCGCTCTTGTTGCTACGGATTCAGGATCAAATACTAATCTTACCTTTAATGCAAAAGGCACTGGAACAATAAGCATTGCAAACATTTCAACGGGCAATGTAATAGTTGGAGGTAGCGGGTCTGCAAATCGTAGAGCAGTAATAACAGCAAACGGACTTGCAACTTTCGGATACAGTGACAATAGTTTGCAGTCAAATGTAACTTTGGAAAACTTAGACACTTCATCAACAACAAATCACGGATCATCTATACTTTGGCGAACTTGCGATAATTCAACAACTACAGCTATAAATTCAGGTCGAATCGCTGTTATAAAAGAGCAGTTATGGACTACAACAGCATCTACCCAAGATTCGGCTATGGTTTTTTATACCACACTAGACGGTAGTCTAGGTGAAAAAATGAGAATCGGGTCAGCAGGTAATCTAACGGTAATTGCCGGAACAGTCAGCGCACCGGCTATTGTAAGCACTACAGGAACATCAGATACAGGTCAATGGTTCCCCGCTGCGGACACAATAGCATGGTCTACTGGCGGCAGTGAGCGAATACGTCTCAACTCTAGTGGGAATACATTGTTAAATACTACCGCAACTTTTGGGAATGCCGCGAAGTTAGAAATATTATCCGATTCTGGGTCGGCAAATCTTATAAATCTAAGGCAGGTTAGTGCAACTGCTGGGGATTATGTACGACTTCTAGGATTGAGTGACAGTACATTCCAAATATCAAACGCAGGAAACACTGCTGGCGTTTCATTATCTTATGGCGGCACATCATGGTCTGCTATTTCAGATGAGCGCAAAAAGCATATAATCGAGCCTATAAATGATGGATTGAATAAAGTTGCAAAATTAAGATCAGTAATAGGTCGATTGAAAACTGATAAAGAAGATGCAAGAAGGTCAATGCTTATTGCACAAGATGTATTAGCTGTACTTCCCGAAGCAGTAGAATATAAAGAAATAGATGACACATATTATTTATCTATTACAGACGTTATACCTTTGCTAGTTTCAGCAATTAAAGACTTAAAATCTATTGTTGAATCTCAGCAAAATCAAATCAACGCATTGAAATAAAGGTATAAAATAATGGCTGGATTAAAATTAATTACCGCGCCAGCGAGTGAGCCAATATCAACATCAGACGCTAAGTCTTTTTTGCGAGTTGATACGTCAGACGATAATGCTCTTATAGACAGGCTTGTAAAAACAGCAAGGATATTCTGTGAAGAATACACGGGCAGGGCATTAATAAATCAGACTTATGAATGTTATATAGATGCGTTTTCAGAAGTTGACACGCCATTATGGGAAGGAATACGAATTGGCGCAGATATTAATTTATATAAAAATTATATAAATCTACCAAGACCGCCATTATCCAGCGTAACAAGTATTTATACATACGATGATGCAGATACAGGCACGTTATTTCCTACAACATCTTACTATGTTGATTCAATAGCCTTGCCCGGACGCATCGTGTTACGCAATGGCCAGACTTGGCCTTCATCTTTGAGAACTGCAAACGGCGTTAAAGTGACCTATATTGCAGGATATGGATCGTCAGCCTCAGATATACCAGAATCCTTGATTACAGGAATGAAGGAGCATGTATCATATTTATACGAAAATCGAGGCGATGATGAAAAAGTAAATAATATTCCTATAATCGCAAAGCAATTATATATGCCTTACAGGATATTGTCTTTTTCTAGCAATCCTTTTTCTAATAATACGCTGGGCAAGGTTATTTTCTAATGACGACCAGAATCGGAAATATGCGTGAAAGGATTGTATTCCAACAGCAATCAAGGACTGTAGATTCTATGGGCGGCGCAGCGGTAACATGGTCTACTGTCACGACTGTATGGGCGAGCGTGGATGAAACTTCAGGCAATGAAACATTCCCGACGCTTCAGATACAGCCGCAGACTACCGTAACTTTTATGATTAGATATTTATCAACAATTACGCAGGCAATGCGGATTAGCTGGAATTCTAATTATTATAATATTCAGTCAATCATCAATGAAGGCAACCGTGATAAGTATCAAAAGATAGTGGCGACAAGAGGCGTTGCTGTTTAATGGCAAGCGTGAGCGTAAAAAATGCAAGGTCGGTTGATGCTATTCTGGATAAGTTGGAACAGCAATCTAATGATTATTATGCAAAAGTTATAAATTACGCTGTAAATCAGGTAAGGAATGAAGCGATTTTGGGAATACAGCAAACGCCTAGAACTGGAAAAAGATACAAAAGAGGCAAAAAGACGCATATAGCATCATCGGCAGGGAATCCACCAGCAATCGACACTGGAAGATTACTTAATAGCATAAATTATGCTATAAAAAATAGATACACAGGCGAGGTTTATGCGTCAACAGAATATGCTGCTGCATTAGAATTTGGGACTGTAAGAATGGCGGCAAGGCCATTTATGCAACCAGCATTAGAAAAGAGCAGAATAAAGATACTAGACTACGCAAAAAAATTTAAGTATAAAAAATAATGGCACTACACACATCAAATCTTAGAAACGCAATTTATACAAGGCTAACCAGCGATGCCACACTAATGGCATTGATAACTGGCGTATATGATGATGTTCCAGAAATAACCAGCTATCCTTATGTTGTGTTAGGTGACGACTCAGACATAAATTATGGCACTAAAACATTAGATGGTGTTCAATACGTCATAAATATACACGCTTGGAGCAGATACAGAGGCGTAAAAGAGGCGACAGAAATACTAGAGCGCATTTATTATTTATTGCATGAATATGCTATAGTTGTTACAGGTGCGTCTGCGGTACATATTAGGCAGGAGTTTAATACTGTACTTACAGATGATGATGGTATTACTCGGCATGGCATCATCAGATTCCGTGTTGTTATATTCGACAATAATTAGGAGATAAAACATGGCAGCACAAAAAGGCTCTGCGCTACTTTTGAAGATTGGCAATGGCGCATCACCCGAAGTATTTACAACGATTGGCGGCTTGCGTTCAACGTCAATAAGTCTTAACGAAGAAGCGGTAGACGTTACGACAAAAGATAGCACTGGCAAATATCGTGAATTGCTTGCACAAGGCGGCATTGTAACGGTAAGCGTATCAGGTTCAGGCGTATTCACAGATGCGGCTAGTGAAACAACGCTGAAATCGGCCTTTAATTCGTCAACTTTCAAAAACTTTCAGTTTCTTGTCCCTGATTTTGGAACTTTTACTGGTGCATTTCAGGTGTCAAGCCTTGAGTATGCCGGTGAATATAATGGCGAAGTGACGTATTCGGCTACCTTTGATTCAGCTGGGTCGATTACCTTCGCAACGGTCTAATCCGATGACTTGGAACACAATCACGGCAAATATAAACGGTAAGGATTATTCCTGTCATTACGATGGCAGGAATTTATCTATACCTTATGAAAAAGACCTATTGGAAAATTCCTTGTCTATTAAGTTGGATGATGAAATATACCAATGCCAAAATATAACAAATATCGCAGATCGCGATGAATTGCTTTTAATCGAACTAATAAAAGAGGAATCAGATGAATCCGCACAGGGGCGAAACAAAACTAAGTCTAGCAGGAAATAGTTACAACGTAAAATTGACGCTAGACGGTATTGCTAAAATAGAAAATAGTACGGGATGCTCAATAATCAAGATCGCGCAAAAGTTATCACAGGGCGATCTTACGGTTACAGAGATCGGTTCTATTCTGTTATACGCAATAAGGTCTGGTGGCAATAATGTCAGTCAGGCTGAAGTTAATACGATGATATGGAACGAGGGGCTTGTTAATTCGATGAAATTAACCGGCGACCTGATAACGATTGCGCTGGATACAGGCGAACAGGGAAAAGGATAAGCCGCGGTAGAGCGGCAGATAGCATTCCTTGGCAACGATACATCAGTATCGGGAT